GGAGATCATGCAAATATTGTTTCAAGTATGGATGAGCAAGTATCTAAGTTAGAAGCTGCAGAGGGTAAACTAAAATCATTGATTACACATTTTGCAGCACAACCATCTGCGCCTGTCGAAGAACCATCAAATGAGTCTTAAATCTGTAAAACTTGTACGTTTAATATCTGGCGAAGAACTTTTGGGCGAAGTTACCGTACTTGATAGTGGTAATGTTAAACTCAAAAATTCTTGTCAGGTTGCAACATCATATGCAGATCCTACATCTGCTACAGCAAGAATAGGCCTCGCACCATTTTTACCGTATACAAACGCAAAAGATGGTGTAGAGGTACAACAGAATTATATTGGATTTATTACAGAACCTGTTACAGAACTTTTAAATGAGTATAGTAAAGTATTTGGTAGTGGATTAGTATTACCAGATAATGCATTGAAGGCTGCAACTTCTACATCAAATCATGGATTTGTGAAGGCATAATAGCTTGACATTTTGTATCATTAATGGTACTATAACAACTAATACGATTTAATAATGACTGTGGTGGTAAATGCGTTTTTATACAAATGTACAATGTGTCGGTAATAAAATATTCCTCAGAGAATACGACAATGGAAAGCGTAGGGAAGTAAAACTAGATTACTCTCCTACTCTTTTTGTATCTGGTGGTAGTGGTAAATCCAAATATAAAACTTTGCATGGAGAAAGTGTTGAGCCTATTAGACATGGTTCAATACGTGATGCAAGAGAATTTATCAAAAAGTATGACGATATAGAAAATATGAAAATCTATGGTCATACACAATTCATCTATCCATTTATTGGTGATGAGTATCCAAGTGAAATTCAGTATGATGAATCAAAGATAAACATTTGCAATATCGATATCGAAGTTGAGTGCGAAAATGGTTTTCCAGAACCAACTCTTGCAAACGAAATTGTTAACGCAATCACAATGAAAATGAAAGATCAATATATTGTTCTTGGATTGGGTGATTGGGAAAACAAAAGTCCAGAAACACAACATCTTAAAATTAAATACTATAAGTTTACTGATGAACTTGCACTCTTGCGTAGTTTTTTGGAAATTTGGACACATGCAAAAATCGATATTGTTACTGGTTGGAATGTGAACCAGTTTGATATGACGTATCTTGTCAATCGTATTGGTAAAACTCTTGGTGATGATGAAGTCAAAAGATTGTCCACATGGGGGATTGTCAGGAAAATAGAAAAGAATATTCGTGGTCAGATGCAGACACAAGTACAGATCAGTGGATTATCTATTATTGATTATCTTGATTTGTACAAAAAGTTTACATATGTAACTAGAGAAACGTATCGATTAGATCATATTGCATATGTCGAGTTGGGTCGGAAAAAACTTGACCACTCTGAATTTGCAAATATGCATTTATTCTATAAACAAGATTATCAAAAGTTTATTGATTATAACATTATCGACGTTGAGTTGGTCGATAAACTTGAAGATAAACTTAAACTAATGGAATTACTTATTACCATTGCATATCAGTCTAAAGTAAATTATGACGAAGTATTCTCACCTATTAAGGTGTGGGATTCCATTGCATTTCATGAATTGCGTAGAAGTAAAACTGTAATTCCGCCTCGTAATAATAATACTAAATCGGAAGCTTATGAGGGTGCATATGTAAAAGACCCAACTGTTGGTAAACATGAATGGGTTATGTCATTTGATTTAAACAGTTTGTATCCACACTTAATTATGCAGTATAATATTTCACCAGAAACATTGTATGACAAAGAAAGAGTCAACACATCTGTTGAGAAACTATTGAATCAAGAAACGGATTTATCTAGTTTGCAGCGCAGTAATATGACTGTGTGTCCAAGTGGGGTTCTTTTCAATAAAGATAAACGTGGGTTTCTGCCCAAGTTGATGCAAAGTATGTATGATGATCGTACTACATATAAGAAGTTGATGTTAAAGACCAAACAAGATAAGATTGATGGTAAGGGCGACCCTGTTGAATTGGACAAGAAGATTGCTCAGTTAAACAACAAACAAATGGCCGCAAAGATTTTGTTAAACTCTGCTTATGGTGCTTTGGGAAATCAGTACTTTAGATACTTTGATATCAGACAGGCAGAATCTATCACTTTGTCTGGACAACTTTCAATTCGATGGATCGAAGAGAAAGTAAATATATACATGAATAAAATTTTAAAAAACGATGAGGATAAAAATTATGTCATTGCAAGCGATACGGATTCAATTTACGTTGCTCTTGGTGACTTGGTTGACAAGTTTGTTAAAATCAAGGAAGGTGAGTCAAAATCAGAAGAAACACGAAGGAAAGTTGACTTTCTTGATAAGGTTGCCCAAGAGAAGTTTGAACCATATATCGATAAGTGTTATCAAGATCTTGCTACGTATGTAAATGCATACGACCAGAAGATGCAGATGGCCAGAGAGGTTATTGCCGATAGTGGTATCTGGACTGCAAAGAAAAGATACATTCTCAATGTTTGGGATAACGAAGGTGTTAGATATAAATCACCAGAACTTAAAATCATGGGTTTGGAGGCAGTTCGTTCATCAACACCAGAATCTTGTAGAAATATGATTAAGAAATCACTTGAACTTATTCTGCGTAGTAACAACGATAGTTTGATTGAATTTATTGAACAGTTTAGACAAGATTTCAAAACATATGAAGTTGATGATGTTGCATTTCCTAGAAGTGTAAATGGACTTACTAAATATCATGACCCCGTTCTCACATACAAAAAAGGTACACCAATTCATGTAAAGGGTGTATTATTCTACAACCAACTAGTCAAAAAACATAAACTAGAAATGCAGTATCCGCCTATAAAAGACGGTGAAAAAATTAAGTTTTGTTATCTAAAAGAACCAAACCCATTGCAAAATAATACTATTGCAATTGCGGCCGGTACATTACCCAAAGAATTTGAGTTGGATAAGTTTCTTGATTATGATACACAATTTGAAAAGGCATATCTCGAACCAATTAAAACTATTGCGGAAACAATTGGTTGGGAAATAGAAAAGAAAATAACATTAGACAGTTTTTTTAATTAGGAGAATATGATGAGTCTTATGAATAAAATTAGAAAGAACACTACCTTCAAGGATGGGAGAGTTGATGTTTTATCAGAGTCAAAGTTTCTGAATCAAAAAGACATGACCTCAACAAGTATCCCTGCAGTAAATATTGCATTGTCTGGATCGCCAGATGGTGGATTCACTTCAGGACTTACTATGATTGCCGGGCCAAGTAAACACTTTAAGACTGCATTTGGTCTTTTGATGATGAAATCTTATTTGGATAAAAATCCAGATGGCGTTGCATTGTTTTATGATTCGGAGTTTGGTACGCCGCAGGCATATTTCGATACTTTCCAAATCGATACTAGTAGAGTTATTCATGTGCCTGTTACAAACCTAGAAGAATTAAAATTTGATATTATGTCACAACTATCAGACATTGAAGTTGGCGATAAGTTGTTTATCGTAATAGATTCTGTAGGAAATCTTGCATCGAAGAAAGAAGTTGACGATGCGGAATCTGGTAAGTCTGCAGCAGACATGACACGAGCAAAACAATTCAAGTCTTTGTTTAGAATGGTAACACCACATCTATCAATGAAAGATATCCCTATGGTTGCGATTAACCATACATACGACTCACAGGGTATGTTCCCCACTAAAGTCGTTTCTGGGGGTACTGGCATGTACTACAGTGCAGATACTATATGGATCATTGGTAGACAACAAGAAAAAACTGGTACAGAAATCTCTGGATATAACTTTATCATCAATGTAGAAAAATCTCGATATGTACGAGAAAAATCTAAAATTCCTGTGTCGGTAAGACATGAAGGTGGTATGGATACTTGGAGTGGTCTACTTGATATGGCATTAGATGCTGGGTGTATAAGTCAATCTGGTGCGTGGTATCAATTAGTTGATTTGGAATCTGGAGAAGTACAGGATAAAAAATATCGATCCAAAGAATTTACTGGAAAAGAGTTTTGGACACCTATTTTAGAAAGTAATCATTTTAAGAAATATTTGAAAGAAAGATATGTAGTAGGTAATAGTGCGATTATGGAGGAATAAATGGCACTATTTGCATCGAAGTATGTATATAAGCAAAGACTAGATATTTGTAAAGGGTGCGATCAATTTCAAAAGATGGCACTACTTTGCAAATCGTGTGGTTGTTTTATGCCTGCCAAGGCAAAGATTGCGAATATAAGGTGTCCAGAAGATAAGTGGGTAGAAGTTTATGGTACTGAAGAAAAAGAACCAGAGACAGTAACCCTCTTAAAATCTGTACAAACAGAAACATATCAAGAAAAAACAAGTAGACTTATGAATACTGCAAAAAATCTTAGGATAGAGGCAGATAAATTAGAGAAAGAGGCGAAAGGAATATTATGACCGACACTGTTACTGAACAAACTTTTACCATGATGCAAACCGAAAATGAAGAAGATGGGTATGCAATCAAAATTAATGAAGGCCAATTTCTTAATGTGATTTATACAATTGGTTCTGTAAAGATCCATGAAGAAGGTGATGAGGCAAGATTAGAGTTTGATTTTACTCCAATAAAGGGTAACATTATGTGGCCAGTAGAAAAGTTATATGAAAACGAAAAATTACAAGAACTTGCTGGACAAATCCTAAAATATATGTTAGAAGTATCAGTCAATGATGCACTTAACAATGTAAACACGCAGGCCTAAATGGAAATTACAGAACTTATAATTTTAAAGAATTTGATTCACAATGATGAGTATTGTCGCAAGGCAATGCCTTTCATACAGAATGAGTATTTCGTAGATGAAAAAAACAAGGTTATATTTAATGCAATATATGACCATGTAGACAAATATAATACTGCACCATCTACAACAACTTTGACTGTAACACTAGATGAAATGCAAGTCAGTGATATGGTACATAAAGAGTGTACTGAAACTATTTCTGTTATGAACCAATTAGAAGATGTTAGTTCTGATTGGTTGGTAGATACAACAGAGAAATGGTGCAAAGACCGAGCGTTATATCTTGCTATCATGGAATCAATTCAAATTATTGATGGAAATGACAAGACACAAGATAAAGGTTCATTACCTAAAATTTTATCTGATGCACTTGCAGTTTCTTTTGATAATAATATCGGACACGATTTTATAGAAGATTTTGAATCTAGATTTGAATTCTATCAAAGAGTGGAAGAAAGAATTCCTTTTCATTTGGATATGTTGAACAAAATCACCAAAGGTGGTTTGGTTAACAAATCTCTTAATATTGCACTTGCTGGTACTGGTGTCGGTAAATCTTTGTTTATGTGTGATGTCGCAGCAAACCATTTGATGATGGGTAAGAATGTTTTGTATATTACTTTGGAGATGTCCGAAGAAAAAATTGCAGAACGTATTGATGCAAACCTTTTAAATGTACCTATATCTCAAGTTGAGAGTATGCCGAAAGACTTGTTTGAAAAAAAGATTGAAAAATTAAGACAAAAAACAACTGGAAAACTTATTGTAAAAGAGTATCCAACTGCTTCTGCAAATGCAAATCATTTCAGACATTTAATACAAGAACTTGCACTCAAAAAGAATTTTGTGCCAGATATTATATACATTGATTATCTCAACATATGTACGTCATCTCGCATTAAACAGGGTGGTAGTGTTAATTCATACACATATATTAAATCTATTGCAGAAGAAATACGTGGACTTGCAGTAGAGAATAATTTGCCTATCGTTAGTGCAACACAAACTACACGTAGTGGATATACCAACTCTGATGTTGGACTAGAAGATACGTCAGAGTCATTCGGTTTGCCTGCAACTGCAGATTTGATGTTTGCTTTAATTAGTACAGAAGAATTACAGGAATTAGATCAGATACTTGTAAAACAGTTGAAAAATCGATATAATGATCCAAATGTAAATAAAAGATTTGTAGTTGGTATCGATAGACCTAAAATGAGACTATACGATGCAGAAGATGCAGCCCAAGATGAATTGATTACAGAACAACAAGATAGTACATTTAAATCAAACTTTGGACAAAGAAAGAAATTAGGAAGTGTAGAGATAAAAATATGAGTGAAGAATTTACAGAAGAACAGACAGTTTTAGAAACTGAAGATACATTCGAAATGGTACAACCAAGTGGTGCAAAGTCATTTATTTGTATGTATGATAATGCATTAGAAGATGATATGTGCGACAAGTTGGTTGAACTTTTTGATAAATCAGAAGAATATCATAAAGTAACAGAAACTGAAGGGTTTCGTAAGTTTACTGAATTAAATATATTCAATAGTGAACTTTTGGAGAAAGAACCAGAGTTTAATAGACTCGGAT